ATAACCTGACCTTTCCCATAATTCCTTCCCCTCCCCCGTCCTTCGTGCCTCTTGCCCTTGCTCCAACCTTGTTCGTCATTGTCCTTGCCTTGCTTCCTTGCCTCTCCGTACTTGCTGCGCCAACCATGCTATGACATCGGCTTTGTCCTTGGGTAGTATCTTTGCATCGGCATCCATGTAGATAGGTACAGGTGCAACAGATAGCTTCTCCAGTATAGACTTAGTATCATGGCATGACTTACACAATGCTAATAGGTTGCCAAGGTTATACATAGAACCACCACGCGTGATGGGTATCATGTGGTCAACACAACCCTTCCTATCTCCTGGTGTTATGTCTACCATCTCACCAAGTACTAAGCAGACCTCACACAAAGGATTAGCACGACGATAGTTGACGCTAACCTTCTGCCAAGCCTTGTTATAGTTGCCTTGCTCACCAGATGGCTTGCGCATCATCTTAGCCTTATTGATGTTAGACTGTATGTACTTGGGTATGTATGGCATTATAGTCCTTTAAGTATCTTGTATCTTAGCTGATTAAGTAAGTCTATGTGTAGCACCTCATTAAGATGCTTCCTTCCCTCTTTAACGAGAGATAGCTTGTCTATGTTGCCAGATATTATCATGTCGGTAAGCTCACCGAAATGATCTGCTGAATCATAGTTGATTACTCCAGGCATATTAAACTCTTTAAAATACTTATCAGCTAACACTGGCATACCATTAGCTAAACATTCAATAGCAAAGATATTTGATTTACTTTCATTAAACTCATTACGACATAGGGGATAATAACCATAATCTCCTTCTATCCTCTGCATGAATGTAAAATAGATAAACATACTATTCCATTCTACAAAGTTAGCCTTCTTATTAAAATCGTACATCATGAATTGAGGCATACCAAAGAATGTAAACTCTGTATCCTTGTCCATTGCCTCGTTTAATTGTGGCTTAATGGTGTGTAAATCTGCAAAGTGTGTGCTACCTCCTCTCCATACAAATCTTACCGGCTTATGTTGCTCTTGCACCTTAGTCATAGGTATGTCGGTAGGTGACCATCCATTAGGAATGACAAACATTGGTTTACCTTGAGACAATGGCTTATATAAGTCTAATAGCTTTTGAGTTGATACGATAATAACATCGGCAAATAGGAATGTATCTTGGATTTGCTTTTGTACTTGGGGATTGCTAAAATAAGTTGATGCAGGATTATCCTCTGGCACATTAAGAAGATGATCATCAAAGTCAATTATCACCGCCTTTCCCATCCTCTTGGCATCTGCCATAATTCCAAGCGACGCTGTGCTATTAGGCCGTTGAATTATAACAATGTCTGTGTTATAAATGTCATGCCACATTGCTTTATCTTGCTGCTTAATCTCTACCAAGAAATTCTTTTGCAATGCTAATCGCGAGAAGGGCCCGATTGTCCGGTAATAATCAGTCGCTTGACTTTTTGAAGAAGTAAATATGGTAACCTTCATTTATTCTTTTTTTTGTAGTCAGAACATAGGAAATTAATAATGTCCACCAGCGTCATCTTCTTGCCAGTCATAGCAGACACATTTATCTGCGTACTTATAAGCAGTTTATGTGTATCCTCATCCAATAGCACGCTTTTTCTTTTTTTTGTTAGTACATCCATTTTTTTATATTATTTATGCAAATGTATAATAATTCTATTATATTTGCAAATAAAAAATAATTATGATAAAACTAATCGTTTCGGGAAGAGTAGGCAGTGACGCTGAATTAAAGACTGTTGGAGATACAACTGTATGTTCATTTTCCATTGCCCACACTGAAAAGGTGTATGGACAAACACCGGGAGAAAAGACTATCTGGATAGGTTGTTCTATTTGGGGAGAAAGAGCAATTAAACTTACTCCATTTATTACAAAGGGCACTTATATTGTGGCGGAAGGATCTGGAAGCGTAAATGCCTACATAAAGAACTCCGAAGCCTTTGGCATGATAAATTGTCGTGTTACATCTTTAGAATTTGGAGGCAAACCCACAGCCGAACCAACTCCGCACACTTCCACTCCTCCGATTGGCAAGGTTGACCTTGGCGAAGATTTACCATTTTAAAATAATTTAAACCAATTAGTATGAAAAACAATGAATTTGAATGGGAAGTTTATTCTCCCATCACACGCAGACGCAACATCTTTAAGCTCTGCCTCCTTGCCCTTGTCATGTGCTTTGCCATGTATGTGAGTAGCTTTGCCGGAATAAGGTATAAGGCAATTAACAACGTGCCCAACCCAGCAAAGGAGTATCCGCAGGAAAATACTGCGATTATAGATGTTAAGAATCTGCCAGGAAAGCAGATAAGGAACATGGATAAAGACGAGCTGCACGAGTACATGGATGCAGTTGGCTTTCAAAGATTGCAAGGAAAGAGTTTAGTTGAATTAAGAAGAATATATTTAGGTTATATGTACGATGATTTCTTTTATTCTATGCACAAAAAGACTAATTTACCTATATCTGTTATCTATGCCTTTTTTGTAATTGAAGCAACAAGTAATGGACTTGAATCTAAATTGATGATGAAAGCTTTAAACCCTGGAGGCATTAAGTACACCGGTAAAGGGAATAAGATGAAAGCAATGGATGATTGTTATAAGGGAGGGAAGAAGATACCATGCGACTTTCAAGCCTATAATAATTACAATGCTATGATTGATGGCTGGGCAAATGTTATGAACTTACCAAGGTACAAGAATTGCAAGAGGTATATATATAAAGAATATAATCGAAATATGAAGCCAAAAGACATCGTAAATAACATTTGCAAATGCTTTTGTAAGTCAGGCTATCACACCAGTAACCAATGGAAAGTAAGGAGTAATATAAGTACAGAATATTGGACAGTTAAGGCATCTTTTCCTAATTTAGAATATTAAAAAAATGTTAGACGATAAATTCTTTTTCGACAAATCCGTTGAACTTGGCTACACCACCACCAACTACCAAAGCCTTGTTAACCTCCATGCCAACGGAGTGCAATGCCTTAAAACAATGGGATGCAAAAGCGTTTATGAGTTTGGTTCTGGATTAGGATTCTTTCTATCTGCGTGTATAAATAATGGCTTTTATAACTATATGGGATATGATATTAATCGCTACGAAAGATCCTTTGCCATTAGTAAAGGTGTTAATGCAGATAGATATTTGTTAGGACAAGGCAAATTTAGTATAAGAGGAAATTATGATGCTATTTATTCAACAGAAGTATTTGAGCATATTTTTGATGAAGATTTAGAACGTATAATACCTCGACTTTACAGGTCTTGCAATATGTATTTTTACTTTACCTCCACTCCGCACGCATCGACGCCCGAATGGGATGCTGCATGGGGACATATTAATATTAAAACTAAAGAGCAATGGATAGCAATGTTTGAAAAGCATGGTTTTAAGTTTCATTGTGATGAAAAATCCGTAACAGAATGGGGAATGATATTCAAGAAATAGAAAAGAGGCTTTACACACCAGAAGAAACTGAGTATTTAATGACTTTTTATCCGTACATCCACAACCAGGATCTATCCGAAATATTAGGCCGATCCGCCATTTCCATCGGAGGCAAGGCTTGTAAAATGAAAGTAAAGAAGTGCAAAGGATTTTATCGCTTAAATATGCGCAGAGTATCAGCCATTGGTAGGGAGAAATCACCTTTCCGTTCAAGTTTTTACAAAAAAGGGCATGAAAGTTGGAATAAGGGGAAAAAAATTACCGATGAACACCGGCAAAAACTAATGGACAGCAGTTATAAAAAAGGCAATATTGCTCATAATGTAAAGCAAATAGGAGCAACGCGTAATATTAATAACTACAACGAGATTAAAGTCGACCATGCAAAATGGATGGCAGTTAGCCGCTACAACTGGATGCAAGTGCATGGGGAAATTCCACAAGGCTATGTTATTTTCCACGTTGATGGGAATCACCTTAATGACCAATTAGACAATTTATGTCTTATCACCAGAGGGCAAATGGCAACCATTAACAGGCATTACCATGGCCTTACACCAGAGTTAAAAGAAGTGCAAATAATTTTAAACCAGATTAAAAACCTTACAAAATGAAAAACAAAATCAGCGACCTCCGCAACCACCTTTTCTCCGTTCTTGAAGAGCTGACCGACCCTGACTCCACCTATGACATTGCCAAGGCCAAGGTTGTGGCAGATGTTGCACAGGTAATAATAAATAGTGCAAATGTCGAGAACCAGTATTTAAAAATCATTGGTGGAACGCATGGAAGTGGTTTTATCGAGGAGGGTAGGATGGAGGTGAAACAAATTTCAGAAAAGAATTAGAAAAGTATTATATTTGTGTTATCCTTTGGAACGGAGTAGACAACGTCTCAAAGGAATTGGAACAGCACAATAATGTTCTAACCCTTGCCCCGATAGATGTCTACCTATTGGGGCATTTTTTTTCTACATATGAAAATATTACAGGAACTTGAAAGTCTTATTCCTCCATTATCAAACGAGGAATTTAAGCAGCTGCAGCGCAACATTCTTAAAGAAGGAATAAGGGAGCCATTAATTACATGGAATGGTATTTTAATCGACGGGCACAACCGATACAGGATTGCGCAGGAACATGATATGAATTTTGAAACACTTGAAAAGGAGTTTGAAGACCTAAATACAGTAAAAATATGGATGGTAAACAATCAACTTGGAAGGAGAAATTTACAGGATTTTGTAAGAGGTGAACTGTTTAGTATTATAGAGGAAATATTAAAACAAAAAGGTAATGATGAAAAGGCAAAAGCTGGAGGTGATAAGAAATCGCTTTTGTCAATAATTGACAAAAGCGATATTAAAACAACAGAAGAAAGACATAATACAAGAAATATAGTAGCCGATAAACTTGGATGGAGTACGGGGAAAAAAGCAATGTTTGACATTGTAAGAACAAAAGCACCAGAGGAAGTAAAGGAGAAGTTAAGAACAGGAGAAGTAAGTATTAATCAGGCATACAAGGAAATAAAGAAGGAGGAGGTAGAGTTAAAAAGAAAGGAAATACGAGAAACTTTTGAAAAGCAAGATGTAGAAATTAAAGATAAAAAATATAGAATAATTTATGCCGACCCACCTTGGAAGTATGGCAATGCTATGCCAGAATACGTTACAGAGCCACAGGATTACTATTTACTTATGAACACAGAAGATATATGTGCAATGCCTATAAAAGATATAACTGAAAAAGATGCAGTTTTATTTTTATGGAGTACTTCTCCACATTTGCCAGAGGCATTGGAAGTAGCTAAAGCATGGGGATTTACATATAAGACTACATTTATTTGGGATAAGATTAAGCATAACATGGGACATTATAATAG